CTTTTTCCATGTGTGGTAAACATCTTCGGTTTCTGTGTTGAGATACAATTCACCAATATATAGTTTATTGCAGTTTATCATATTCGATAGAAGGATTTCAATAAACTCTATCCTATTGTATCTGTTGACTAAAGCACAAAATATCTTATAATCACTTCGTTTTCTAACCGTTGATATATTAATGTTTTTGTTTCTGCCATAATATTTGAAAAAGTTATAATTTGTATCGGTGAAATGTAATTTTAATCCAACATACAATCTAAAATAGTCGAGAACTTTGTCGTCGTCATCAACACTAGGCAATTTTGATAGAATTGAAGCCTGTTGAATCTTTTAGCAGTCTAGCTTCATTACATTGATATTCTAATTTCTGTAATAGCGGTTTGCTAATAAATTTATTGATTTCTTCCAAATCTATTGAATATTTTTCAGCCAATTTTAATATTATACCGATATAATCATTTGATTTTGTTTTATTGACAAATTGCTCGACTTCACAAGAAAACTTTTTTAGGGATATAAATTTCAAGTTCTCTTCTATATGTTCATTATTTGTTTGTGTTATTTTCATATTTCTAAAATCAATTCCTTTAGTAATTTGTAAATAGTCATAGGTTCTAAATTATCTATGAACTCTATTCCGCCAGCAGCATCATGTCCACCAACACTAATCAAACCGACACCATTGTTCTCTGCTATCTTTTCAAATCTTCTAGCAAAATCAATAATATTGTAATTGTCTGTGTCATTTGTACGCATCGACACTCTATTTTTGCCAGTGTGACTCTCGTAAATCAAAAAAACAGCTTTGTAACCCCACTGCTGGAGGGCTAAAGAAGATTCATTGAGAAAATTAGAATCTTCAAGGAATGCTATCACTATTTTATCATCATTGAATGATTCGTGGATTAATTTTTCGATAGCATCTTTTGCTTTTTCCGCATGAGCCTCAATGAACTTGGTATCCTCATCAGAAAATTTAAAGAACCCATCGATGAATTTTGGCACATAATCCCAAAAACCATATTTGAAAAATATCAAATTAAGGTAGAACCCAGTATTAAAAAATTTGCCATCTTGATTCCAAGTATCGTAATCATTGACAATAGCAACAAATCTTTTCAAATCTGTTGTTACAACAAATCTATCTTGAAATGTGTTAAAGCACAGCATTGTTGAACATACGCTTTCATCGAAAATGATTTTTACATTATGGAATTTTCCTATGTGATCCTTTGACTCTGGATGATGATCGATGTAAATAACTCGTTTCCAGTTGTTTGACATAAATCTGACATCTGATTCATCCCAACAAATGTCAGATGAAATCAGAGTGTCAGATTTACCATCCATCATTGCTAATTTCTTTAAATTGATTGAATGTTTTGATCGACCCTGTGTCTTATAGTTTTGAATCAAATCGCCAAATGCGTTTTTTAAAACGATATATGATCCAGAACCATCCAAATCATAATCAAAAATTAGGTCTATGTTTTGTTTCATGTTGATGTCATTTTACCATGAAACCTGTCGTTTGTCAACACTTTTAAACTTACTTTGTTGTTATGATAGATGATGCGCCCTTTGCGCGAACAGAGCCAAACCCTTGATCGGGTGTCTGTATCGTCGTGAACTTAAATAATCTTGAGTATTCATCCATCAATGAATCATCAACACTACCATGAATCATAATTAGATCATGCTTGATAGTAAATTCCCTTTCCTTTCGTAATGGACACCAAAGCACAAAATTTGCGTTGCTACCACTCATTGATAGGATAACTGGTTGCTGAATAACTAAACCTTCGGTGGATTCGGAGAGGAGTTCGCCGATGAACTCCTCTCCATTTGTCAACTTGAAAAATTTAAGATTCATCAGAACCCTTATCTTCTTGTGCTTCTTTTTCTGCTTCATCTAGTGGTTTGATGATAAGTGTGTTATATTCATCGACAATATCATCTCGTGCGTCAATTACCATTAGGAAAATATCTGGTGTGAAATTAAACACACGGTTTTTGCTCATCAAACACCACTGTACAAATTGAAGTTTGTCGTCTTCACTTTCACCTCGAACAATAACAACGGGTTCACGAACAATCAGACGACTTGTTACATTTGGATCGTTTTCATCTGGAATCACACCGACCAATTGCCCGATAAATTCTTCGCCAGTGCCATTCATGCGAAATAGCATGGTCTTTGGCAACTTCAACCCTTCATTTTCTTGTGGTTGTTCCGTTCCTTCTACATTTTCTGTCATTTTCTACTCCTTATAGTTAAAAATTTCTTTTATTTTATCGAAAGAATCTGCTGATTCCTTATCATTTCTGATCTCTACAAACACTGGAAGGAAGATTGAATATGTATCTTTTGATTTTGACTTGATTAAATCATTCCCTTTGATCTCGATAATCGTTCCAATGTCCCAATCCATGCCCCAAAATTCTTCTCTTTGAATGTCTGAAAAACCAGATCCAACAGAAACAGTAACTTTTCCATCGCTGCTTGAGCATTCCAGGGCTCCGAGTTTTCCCAAACACTTTCCTTGACCCTCTACAATGCCAGTCACTTTCATATCAATTGAATTAACAACCTTCATTTTGACTAGGTTTTTTGATCTTTTAGGTTCCCATAGAGAATCTAAATTTTTAATGATTGCGCCTTCCTCTCCTTTTGATAGCATAGTTTTGAAGAAATCGCCTGCTTGTTCCAAGTCTTCTACGGTTTGAGTTTCAGGCAAACCTATTTTATCATTTAGTGTCGATAAGAACTGTAAAAATTCCCATCTGTCGCTATATTTAATATTTGTTGGTTTCTTTAGTGTGAATGACTCGAACTTGATAATATCCCATGCTACGAAGCGAATACGACCCAATTCCTCGTCGCTTTTGACTTTTTTGTTGATAATACCATTACCTGTTCTACGCGGCAGTATATCGCCATTTTCATCGACTACAACCAGTTCACCATCCAACACAAATTCAGATGACACAGTTGGCAATAATTGATTAAATGATGAAAATGCTTTTGCTACATCAATCTCTTTTCCTGCTCGTGAAAATACCTGTATTGATGATTCCCTAACTACAATATTAGCACGAAGACCATCAAGTTTTTGTTGAATGATAGCAGGGAATGTAATCTTTTCTAAATTCTTTTGTGAATATGTTGATGCGAGCATGACAGGGAAAGTTGGAATTAGATTATCCCACACTTTATTGACCGTCTTTGTACTAACACCACAACACAAATCCTTTTTAATTATATTGATTAAAATGTCTGTGTGTTCTGGATCAACTAATTCTAGCATTTTTGCTAGTGAATCTTTAGCTTTGTTGCCAGAAACTTCACCAGACTTAAATTTATCAAGAATCTTGATAGCATTCTTCAATGAAAGTGAACCTTCATTCTCATATATATTATCATATCTTGTAAATTCTGGAATCTTCTTGATGTGATAATTATTGAATGGGCTAAGTGTAGCAACAACAATATCTTGGAAGAATTCATTCCATTTTGATTGCTTGACTTGATTTAAGATTTCAATCTTCTCATTTGATGAATTTGTGGATTTCAATTCATCAAATATCTCTTTTAAATGAAAGTGTTTGTTTAGAATATCTTATTCTCCTGAATCCTGATGGGTTTACATTTTATGTGAAATTGGCTCCCGTGGGTGGCTACGATCCACCAACCTTGCGATTAACAATCGCATGCTCTGCCAATTGAGCTACACGGGATTATTTTTATATACTCTACACTATTTAAACTGCTTTGTCAAGTGTTGTGATAGGTGGAGCCAAGGGTCGGAATCGAACCGACAACATCCTCTTTACAGGAGAGGTACTCTGCCAATTGAGTTACCTTGGCTGATTTCAAAATTCGCCGATACAATCAAACATCATTTTCATTCTATGATCCATGAAATATTTCGTCAACTTTTTTCTATCATATACTAATTCACTTGCTTTGTCAATCGCTTTATTTATGCGCTCTTGAATATGTTCTGGAACCATATCAAGATCGACCATTGTTTTGTTGCGAATGAAGTTTTTCTTTAGTTGTATTGTGTTACAAAATTGAGCAGCACCAAGAGTTTTGAAGTCATCTTTCTTTTTCTTTGTCATGGGTGTTTGTCTTTTATGCTCGACAAAACACATATCATTTGATAATAAATTTGGTACACCATCACCAGCGTCACCAGATAGAATATGTTCTAGTAGAAAATCTGATGGGTTTTGACATCGCATCATCTTTTTT